AAAAGTTATGATACACATTTTAGATGAAAATCAAATAGCAGAAAACTACGAAAAGTTTCGTAAGTTAATTAACCAAACGTTTACAGGTGAGAGATTAGAAGCTCTTAACAAAATGTATGACCATCTTGAAGATAGAATTATCCTTACTCCTGCATCATCAACCGAACATTTCCACAACGCATTTGCTGGTGGATATGTTGACCACGTATTGAGAGTTACGAGAAACGCAGTTAAGGTATTCGATTTACATACTGAGTTAGGAATCGGTGATGGTGGATACGATAAAGAGACTGTAATCTTTACAGCACTCCATCACGACTTAGGTAAAGTTGGTAACGCTGATGAGAGTTGGTACATCCCAAATGATTCACAATGGCATGTTGAGAATCAAGGAAAGATTTACAAAACTAATCCATCAATGCATTGGATGAATTTGAATGATAGAACATTTTGGATGTTGAATCATTTTGGAATCAAAATATCAGAGGTAGAATACTTAGGTATCAAACTTACTGATGGATTGTATGATGATGCTAACAAAGAATATTATATCGCATACAATAAAGATAACTCATTAAAGACTGGATTACCATTTGTAATGCACCAAGCTGATATTATGGCTGCTAGATTCGAAAACGAAAGATGGATGAAGATGAAGCAAGGTGAGCTCACTACGAAGAACGTAGGTGGTAGACCAACTAAGAAACAAAAATTAGAAAACGTAACTATGCCGGAGAAGATTGATTTTAAATCTATCTTTGGTGAAGTAGAGGAAGCATAATTATGGAATTATTATTCATAGTAATATTATCAGTTTCAACCTTACTATTAGGATACACAACATACAATCTCCTTCGTAAAAACGAAGCATTGGAAGATGAAATAGAGTTTGCAGATAAGTATTTAGAATCAACATTCACATCTATGAAAAACGCATATGATAGAATGAAGAAAGTAGATAGATTAGGTTCTTTTGAGGCTGATGATGAGAGTGGGTATATCTTTGACGAGATTAAATCCGCATTGGAACAATTAAACGAAACATATAACTTAGATGCCGAGGAAGAGAAAGAGTAAAAGGTATTTCACAAAGATTACTGAGATTGCTATTAACGCATATAATGGATGTGATGACCAACACCTAAAAAATAAAATATACAATAGGTTTATTCATTACCCATTTGATAAAATGGCGGAGAATGTAATTCATACCTATAAAACATATTATTTTGATGTACCATATGAGGACGTTAAGGCAAATGTAGTTGCGTTTCTCAATGAAAAGATTCATAAGTTTAATGGTGATAATGGTAGAGCATTTTCATATTTTACAGTCGTAGCAAGAAACTATTTGTTCAATGAAAACAACGCCAACTATGCTAGAATGAAATCTAGAGATGATTTAACCAAAGTTGATTCATCTCGTAATATTGTTAATGAGGTGGTTAGTCAACAAATGCAAGAATCTAAATCAGATTTTATAGACCACTACACTCAATATATTGATTATCATTTGGATGATTTATTTGTAAAAGATAGAGATAAAGCAATCGCTGATTCTATAAATGAGTTATTTAAAAACAGAAACGATTTATATTCGTACAATAAGAAAGCACTTTATATACTTATTAGAGAGAGAACTGGAGTTCATACTCAGTATATCACAAAGGTAGTTGGTAAATTAAAACTTATTTATGCAGAACTTTATACTGAGTATAACAAAACAGGTCATATTACAGTGATGTATAAATTAAAGGATAGTAATGGATAAGGATACTGAATTATTTAAAGGTAAAACATTTTCAGATATCATGTCGGATATCTACAATAATTCTAAAAAGAAAGATAGACAGTTAAAACTTCTAATCGCTCAATTAGAACCATTGGTTAAAAATATAAACGATGCAACGGTTGTAGTTCCATTGATTAAGGAGTATATGGAAGTATCTGTTAAGAACGATGAACAAATTGTAAAACTTGCAGCAATCGTTCAAAGAATGATGAAAGACGCTAACTCAGATGAAATGGGTGGTGGTTTAGGATTATCTGAAGAAGAGAAGAAACAACTTTTAGAAAATGCAAAGGCAATAGATGCTAAAATAGATTCTCTTCAAAACGAAGGAGATGAATAATGGCAGCATCGGGCACACTCGTAACAAGTGGAACGGTTACATCAATAACACTTACTGACAACAACCCAAATACCGTTCTTAGTATAGCAGTAAGAACGCAAGGTGTGGGTAGTAGTTTAACCGCGTATCCACTGGATGCAAACATTAAAAGAGTACCATTAATTGGTGAACAAGTTGTTGTAATTAAAGGAACATCTCCTGGTAAAACTCCTGGTAAACAGACAACCCGTTCTTATTATCTAAATCCAACTGCAGTACAATTGAACGTTCATAATAACGCACTACTCAACGCAGATAGTGTGGGTTTCTCAGGTGTTGGTATTGGAGTTCCAACTGGATTTGAAGAAAGAGATGATGTTGGTTCATTACAACCATTCTTAGGCGATGTTCTAATAGAGGGTAGGTTCGGACATTCATTAAGATTTGGATACACCCCACTGTTATCAATAACATCTAAAAGACCAAGTTGGAATGCACCAGGTAAGGTGTCCGAGCCAATCACTATATTATCTAATGGTAGAAAATCTGGTGGTAGTTTCAATAAATTTATTATAGAAGATATTAACGATGATTTATCATCGATATGGTTAACATCCAAACAACAACTAAAATTAAAACCATCTCAGAAAAAAATAGGTGATGGTGTTAAAAATCCAAACTTATGGAAAGACCCATCAATTGTATTAAATTCAGATAGGTTATTTTTAAATGCAAGAGATGAGCGAGTAATCATATCTGGTAAGAAAGATATTGTAAACGCAACTCCTAAATGGGCGATGGAGATGGATAAATTTTTCACCCTTATGGAAGATTTGGTAAGTGAGTTGGTAGATTTAACTTCGGCTAAAGCAACATATACAACTGGTGTAGGCCCAACTGGCCCTGCTACAAATGCTGCTAAAGTTAAAAAGATTTTCGATGAACTAAAAAAGATGAAACAATAAAATGCCTGCAATCTGGCCAACATTCCAATCCAGCGTAGCTCCTTACTTAGATGATGTTAAGAAGGAGAAAACTTTAAAGCAAACTGCTAAGAAGATTGCTGATGAGTATCACAAAGCTGTTGCTACTGCCAACATAATATTAATACCTGGAAACATACCAATGAAACGACCATCTTCAAAGGGTATTGAAGATGCTATAGCCGATGCGTTGGAGAAGATTTACAAATCGGAAAAGAAACCAATGCCATCACACTTTACACCTTGGGCTAACGAATTGGTTAAGTATTGGAGTAATGTTGAGTTTAGTCCAGCACCACCTCCTGTAACACCACCACTCATACCAAATCCAACATTGTTGGCTACTCCAAACAAAATTAACAAAGTTTTAAATGGTGGTGTAGCCGCAACAATTCAATCAGGATTATTTGCAGCTTGGAACAATCCACCTGTAAGTACACCTATGGGTAATATTATATGTGGAAAGATGATTACAACATTCACAGCACACTTAGCTAGTATTAGTGGAAAGTATGATGGGGCATTACCCCCACCATCACCACCAACACCCACACCATTTCCTTGGGTTGGTGTAGTATAAAACAAAACAATTTGATATTTATATAAAAGTATATTATTATGAAGGCAAAAGAATTAGCACAATTATTAGAAGTAATCATTAGAAAAGTGGTAAGGGAAGAACTTAAACCAATCTTAAAAGAGGTTAAACAAAGTTCTAAACCAGTTATTAGAGAGCGTGTAGTAGATAATAGTAAGATAACTAAAGACCCATTAGATATTTCAGGTCTATTAGAAACTAAAAAACCTAAAACACAAAAGTTCTCAGAAAACCCATTACTAAATGATATGTTAAATGAAACTGCTGAAAGTGGTGAGTGGAGAAATATGGATTCTACGTTTACATCACAACAAGCACAGGGATTTAACAGAACACAAATGGCTGAGATGTTAGGATATGGCGATGGTGTTGCAACCACCACAAATATGACACCAACCTTAGACCCGGATGGTAAACCTATGAATGTTAATATTGAGGGCACTGCAGTTGGTGATGCTTTAACAAGAGATTATTCTTCATTGATGAAAACCATCAATGCTAAGAAGGGGAAATAATAAATGGCTAAACAACGTAAAGAATATTCGTATCAAACTTTAGATTTACAACCTGATGTAGCGATTGGGGTAATGCTACCTTTTGGTAAACCAAAGGGTTTGTTTCAGTTAAGTTATACAACCGAACAACAGGCCGTATCTAATCTAAAAAGTTTACTATTAACTCGAAAAGGTGAACGAGTGTTTCAACCTAACTTTGGTTCTGATGTTTATTCTTTAATGTTTGAAAACATTAATAGTGATTTATCATCAACACTAGATGAATCTTTACGAGAAGATATAGAATATTGGTTACCTTACATAATTATTGATGATATAGCTATTGAAGTTATAGAAGATAGAAATTATGTTAGGATAGAACTATCTTTTAGAGTTACCGAACAAGGTGCTAACCAACAAATAATTCTATTTATAGATAATGCGGGAACTACCACAATAGAATAGGTTTAAAAATGGCAAAAAAAATTAACAATGATTTAGTACAAAAAGATGTATCGTTAATAGGTAGAGACTTTGGCGAGATTCGTAAGAATCTAATAGATTTTTCAAAAAACTATTTTCCAAACACCTACAATGATTTTAACGAAGCATCGCCTGGTATGATGTTTATGGAAATGGCATCGTATGTAGGTGATGTACTTTCTTTTTACACAGATACTCAATTAAGAGAATCAGTTTTAACAAACGCTGAAGAAAGTTCAAATCTATTTAATCTAGCAGCGGCATATGGTTACAAACCTAAAAATTATGTACCTGCCACAACTAACTTAGATGTATTTCAATTAGTTCCATCTAAAGGAAGTGGTGATGATGTAAGACCTGATTTTGATTATGCATTAAAAATAGTAGAGGGTATGCAGGTAGGTTCATCCGAAAACAATGATGTAAACTTTATAGCATCGAAAAACATTGATTTTGCATTCTCATCATCATTTGATACAACGGAAGTATCCGTATATCAAGTTGATGAAAACACAAATGAACCTATATACTATTTGTTAAAGAAAAAAGTAAAAGTATCAAGTGGTACTGTTGAAACAAAAACATTTACATTTGGTTCTCCAAAGATTTATGATAAGATTAAGATAGAAGAACCTAACTTTATAAGAATCAAATCAATAACTGATGATGATAGAGATGAATGGACACACGTACCATACTTAGCACAAGACACTGTATTTGAACAGATAGAAAATAATGAAGATAACTCAACTGCGTTTGTAGAGTATAGTGGTGATACACCATACCTCTTAGAATTAAAGAGAGTACCTAAAAGATTTATTACAAGATTCGAAGATAGTGGGGTAGTTGTAATCCAATTCGGTGCTGGTATATCACAAAATGCGGATGAAGAGATTGTACCAAATCCAGATAATGTGGGTTCTAATCTATACAGAATCGTTGGTGATTTAGACCAGGGTATTGACCCATCTAACTTTTTATATACTAAAACATATGGTGTCGCACCATCTAACACAACACTAACCGTTGAGTACTTAGTTGGTAATGGTATAGTAGATAATGTTACTGCTAAAGATTTAACAAACATAGTATCCATAGATACATCATTTGCAAATGAACGAAATTTAGATAGTACCGTAACTGGATTTATCAGAAACTCAGTAGCAGTTACAAACCCAGAACCAGCGCGAGGTGGTCGTAGTGAAGAAACATTAGAAGAAATTCGTAACAACGCAATGTCGTTCTTTGCTGCTCAAAACAGAACTGTAACTAGAGAAGATTATGTTATGAGGTGTTACGCATTACCACCACAATTTGGTTCTTGTGCAAAAGCATACTTATCACAAGATTATCAGATTGAAAACAAAAAATCAGATGGTACTACTATATCATCTGAGATACCAAATCCATTGGCATTAAATTTATACACAATGGGTTATGATGATACTAAAAAGTTAGTACCTCTAAACCCTGCAACAAAGAACAATCTTAGAAACTATATATCATATTATAGAATGTTAACAGATGCAGTTAACATAAAAGATGCACATATTATTAACATTGGTATTGATTTTGAAATTACGGTGTTACCACAATATAATTCAAACGAAGTTCTTTTAAGATGTATAAATGCATTAAAAGAATATTTTAATATTGATAATTGGAGAATTAATGAACCAATTCAACTATCTAAAATTTATGTATTATTAGACAAGGTAGATGGTGTTCAAAGTGTTGTGAGGCCTGATAAAGATGGGATTGGTGGTTTACAAATATATAACAAATTTAATGGTAACTATTCACCTAACAAATATAGTATTAATAATGCTACAAAAAATGGTGTAATTTATCCAGCGTTAGACCCATCAATATTTGAAGTAAAGTTTCCAAATTCCGATATTAGAGGACAAGTGATAACACAATCATTCTAAGGAGATATAAAATGATATATAGAATATACGGACAGAAGGATACTACAATTTACGAGCTAAGCTGGATTAGGCATCAGAACACAGGTAATGATGAGATATTGGAGATAACTAAATTCTATGTTTTAGGAAGTGACCCTTTGAAGTTGCTTGGTAATACTAGAATACTTACTCAATTTGATTTAACACCAATATCTGATTTGATTTCAAATGGTGATATATCTGGTACAAAAAAATTCTATCTTAATTTAACATCTATTGATGAGGTCGAAGTTGAATCAGAATATACATTAGACGTAAGACAGGTTTCTGAGAGTTGGTCAAATGGTATTGGTAGTTTTAATACAAACCCCCCCAATACCAATGGTTCTTCATGGACACACAGACATGATAATATATTATGGAATGTTTCATCCGCACAAACCTTCAATGGTATCAGACAAATTGTAGTTCCAACTGAAGGTATCGTATTATACGAAGGATTTTCTGAAGGAACTGGTTCTTTATTTTTAACACAATCAATCAATGATATTAGGGGTAACTCCCCATCCATATCTATAAGTGATGATAGATTACTTATATCCGCATCAAATTACGCAGGTACTACATTAGTATTCCCAGCACAATTAGATGAGAACCAAACATATGGTGTTCAGTTTCAAATCGACCCTGGTTCGTTTGATGATATACAATTTAGAGTTTTAGATGCAGATGGTGTTTTAAAAGCAGATGGTGATTATGAAGGTTTTGTAGGTAGAATTACAACACCATCAACACAATCGTTTGATTTAACATCCACAACAGCAGGGGAGTATCAATTACAATTTACATTCTTCGATGGTAGTGGTGATGGAACATCAACGACTGGTTCATTTGATGAGATATATGTTTATGAAAAAACTGGAAATACACTTGCGTATGAAACCTTTGCATTTAATGAAGGTGATTTTCAATTAAGAAATGTTGTTAAAAACACCAATCTAAAATTACCACGTATGTTTGCATCACAATCTAAATTAAATTTATATGCAGATAATATTGGTGGTGGTGATGCAACATACATTGAAACTCTATCAACCAATTTAGAATATACTTTAAGTTGTGAGGTTGACCCGGGTGATTATCCTGAAATAGGATTTACTATATACGACCCAAATGGTTTAAAATACAGAAGTGGTGTTACAAGCTTATCTTCATCATTTACAACACCTCAAACGCAATCGATAGTATTTACACCACAAGTTGCGGGTGATTATATATTCACATACACATTCTTTGATTCAGGTTCAGCAGGTGCAAGTGGTTCATTGGATAACTTTAAATTAGTATATTCAGGTTCAGTAACTGCCCCACCACAAATTGAAGCTGGTTACTATAAAAACGCAGGTGGTGCAACGTGGTACACTTCATCAGTAAGTAACACCACCGTATCTCAAACATTTAACAAATACACTAAAGATTTAAATGTTGATGTTACTGATTATGTTAATGATTGGTTAAGTGGTAGTAGAGAAAATAATGGATTCCTTATCAAAAGACCTGCAGCACAAGAAAGTAATTCTATTAAATATGGCCAATCTAAATTCTTTTCAAATGAAACCAATACAATTTATGTACCTACATTAGAAGTAAGATGGACTACTGGTTCATTTGAAACTGGTTCACTAAGTGAACTTACTGATGATAACATTACATTATACGTTAAGAATATACTTACTGAGTATAAGGAAACTTCTAAAGCAAAACTTAGATTAGTTGGTAGGGCTAAATATCCACAAAGAACATTCTCTGATACATACCCATATACTACTATTAAATATTTGCCGGAAACTACTTATTATCAAGTAAAAGATGTAGAAACTAATTTATCAATAATTCCATATGATACAACTTACACAAAAGTGAATTGTGATTCAACTGGAAACTATTTTGATTTTTGGTTTAACACTCTTCAACCAGAAAGATTCTATCGTTTTGATTTCAGAGTAGATAGAAATGGAAAAAGTGAGTACTTTGAAGGACCTATATTTAAAGTGGTTAGATAATGGCAGAAACAAAAGTAGATAAAGTTGCAGAAAAGGTAGAGAGACGGGATATTCGAAGAAATTTCTCTAATCAAATTATATCCTATGGATTGCCTGAAGATGGTAAGTTAAAATATGGATATAAGAGGTTACCTGCGCAATCGGTGGTATACTCAGCAGAATCCTATGATAAATCTATTGATAGATTATCAACCGAATTAATATCAAATGTGGGTGATTTAAGAATTACCGAACAAACATTAAATTATGTACAATTTCTAACACCATCTGGTGAACCTGAATTTGAAGATACGTTTAGTGGTAGATACGCAATAACCGATGGTGCAGCTGAAGTTCCAGGTGGTGGTAAGTCTTGGAGTGGATTTATGGATAACCACTATATTAACCCATATGTAGCTCCCGGTAGTGTTTCATCATTCGCAAACCATAGAGATAATTTTAAGCATGGTGGGTATCGTACCATCCCATTTGATAAGGCTGAAGAAGGCCCTGATTTAGAAAATGGTGGTTATGTAATCACACAAGAACTTAAAGATAGTGGTAAGAGTTTAAAACTTACTGCAATAATCGGAGTTGCAAATGAACTCGTAGATGGTGCTGGCAATAAAAAGGACCTCTCGGTTAATTTTAAATTTAAATTTAATAGAATTAGAAAACCATACGTTGCAAATATATCCGAGAACTTAGGAAACGCAAGGTATGAATCTGTTCGTAGAGGACGTTATCCATTTATAAAAGTAGAGTTTGATGTATTAAATTCTAAAATGCAAGTTGGTGATATTTGGGAACTTCAAGGACAGGTAACAACGAGTTACAGAGGATGTTTCTTCTATGGTAATAAATCTATATTTAAAGTAGATGTAATAGATACTCCATTAGTTCCAACCACAACTAAAAAACTCTCTGATAACATGGCTACACCCGCACCAACAGCCGTTGATGATGTACAAGAATCAACTACGGATAGTGGTGTAGGTTCACTAAGTGGAGCTGGAAATACAACATCCAATGACCCTCGAAGTGGTGCGGGTACGGGAAGTGGTTCGGGTAGTGGAACAACTAATAGTGGTGCTGGTGTAGGTTCATCAGATTCACCAAGCGGAAGTGGTTTAAAACCAGGAACTATGGTATAAATTATGGCAATAGATAGATATCAAAAACCAGAAATACTAACTGATGTGAAAACACCAGTAGATAGTGTTGCCGTTTATTCCTTTTTAGATTCGGCACGTTTAAGTAAAACACCATTGGTTTTAACCCAACAATTGTTAAACCAATCGTATGTACATAAACACATCTATTCTGAGAATAATTTATTACACTCATCAGTATCACCATTACAATATGAAGTAACTTCTGAGGATAAAGCAAACTATACATATGATATATTACTAACACCTGAAAAGGATGTTAGAAAAGCAGATGTACCACGTGGTACATATAACATCGTATATAATTTTCTAAAACCATTTTCTTCAGAGTTAAGAATAAAAAACATTTCAGCAGATTCTACTGAGATTGAATTAGAGGTAGATAATTCAAACTACAGTCTGAAAAAATTATATGATTTAGTAAATAGTGGTAAAAACTACAAAGATAATTTAGTTTTAAATTTTGGTAAGAATAATCTATTCACAATAACGGATATTAGTTTTGCTAATAACGAAGTAATTGGTGAACAACAACGTTGGCCAAAACACCCATTAGGTAAATACAACGGGCTTGATGTTACATACTTCCCATCAGAAGAAGATAGTGATAGAAATATTTGGATAGAGGTTTATAAAGGAACAAGATTAACAACTGGTAGGGCTACATCATTTACACCAATTGTAGATGAAAAAACTTGGAGTGTGAAATTTGAACCATTAAGAGATGTTAATGGTACTCAAATATTTTTTTTAAAGAATTCACAAGAATTTGATAGAAGGTATGAAATAGAATCTGGATTGAGAGTACCTGATGATATATTCGATAATATATACTATGGTACACAGCCATTCTCTAAGTTTAAAATATTTAACCCATACACATCAGATACAAATAAAATAAAAAATGTTGTTGTAAAACTATACACAGAATTACCAGCTGAATTTGAAAATAAAATTCCAAAGATATCACTTTCTTTAAGGGAAGATTATATTGAAAGAATATTGGTATACCCATATATCAAAGAAGAAACTTATGAAGATTTTTCATATGCTAATTTTAATATTGATATGGGTAATTATGGTAAATCACAAGGTACTGATTTAAAAACTTGGAATTCTTTATTAGATACCACTCTATCAACCTCACAACAAATAGTTGATAAATACTTATCGGGTTCACTTGGTAATACTACCTTAAACATAGATTATTCTAATTTCAAAAACTTTGTTAATTATTCATCAGCAGTAGAGCGTGTTAAAAACTTAAAGTATAAATTAGAACTCATAGAATCTTATGATAGTAGAATCAATACATTAAATTTAATTAGTGGTTCATCAGCACTAACTAATATATCACAATCACTACAAAGAAAATCAAATGTAATTAGTGGTATGGATGGTTGGGAAAAATGGATGTATTATGAAACCACAGGTTCTTTATATACACATTATAGCGCATCATCATATGTTATAAACCCCTGGCCGCATTATGATGAATTTCCAAAAAACTTTATAGTGTA